TTTGACCGCCCGAGGATCAACCGGCATGGAAGACCAAGCTTCCATTTTGCTTTTTATCCAGCTTTCGGGATCAATGTTTGTCCAATTTTCCATACTCTATGTATGGATCATAATTTGACGTTTGTGAATTGCCCGTTTACTCAAACCATTTCTTCCCACAACACTTCGTAATTATTTTCAGTGGGAATGAGAATACATTTTTGCTCATGCCCAATTAGACCAACCATTTTGGATTTATAGCCGTGTAATTTCGCATGATTAGCGAAGTAGGTACATTCACACTCGATTCTAACTCCGTTTCTTTCCGTGGTCTTAAACCATACTGGGGATAATGTTTTTAATACGGCAACCGAATATCTTGCACATGCGCAACCAAAATCGTCATTACCATAATGCCCCTTGCTTCCGTGTCTGCCGACATAACCGCAATATGCCAATTCGTCTTCACCCCTTAGAATATGCCTTGTCTCTCTAATTGGTATCATATCATTATCAATCGTCAATAAGTGAGTAAAACCACGGGGGCAATCTTCTCTGAGAAACCTTGTTATATTTTGATTGCGGGCAAGATCAATCCCATATTCTTGGCTTCCATAATACCAATCAAGTTTATTTTCATACAACCAACTAGACAGAATCCTTGTCATTGGTTGTCCGTTGCTCATTATCTGTACTTGTATTTTCATCTTATCCCCGGATTAGCAATCCCCCACGGACTAGACCATTTCCAACCGTTGTTATAACTGTAAGCCCCGATTACATGCCCCGCATCATCTACCACAACCCCGCAAGTGTGCATTATCTCATGGAATGTTGTTACACTAGCTTCATCTGTTGACGGATCGGTTTTTGTGGGGTGTAAATGAATTAGTTTCTTTGGATCGTCGCTATTGAGGGAAACCCACGGTTTGCCACCTTCAACGCTTCCACCACTAGCCCATATATCAGTGACAATTACTAAATCCCCTTCGTTGTCGATACAATAACCAACTACATCCCCTTGCACTAGATCGGTTGTCTTGCGGGGACACAACGGCGTATAAACATTAAACGCATCACCGGTTTCATCATTCCCTTCATAGTCGCACGATTTCACGCTTACTGCTCTGGTAGTGTTGCCTAATCCGTTGGTAAAAGTGGTTTGTATTTTCCCAAATCGGATTGGATGATGAATTATCGTACCTTCTAAGATTTTATTCGTGGTATCGACGATACCCGCAACTAGAATGGCCCAATTCCCTGGCTTGCCTTTTGCCAATGCCCAAGACCCTGTTTGCGGGCAGAATATCTCTCCCGCTTGTGGTGTTCCAGTATCATATAATGCTTTCACAAATGGTCTGTTTTGGAATACACCTATTTTGTGATATTCAACATCTGTATCATTATTTGCTAAATAATCCCTGTCTTTATATCTCTCATAACTGCCAATGGTTGGCTTTATGACTTTGGGGATTACATTGGGTTCGGTTCCATTCACTCCACTAACTTGCATAATTGCATATTTGGGGATTGTCTCATTTACGTCATTGTAAAATTGAAACTTCTCACTTGCGCTACCAATAATTACCCAATCCGAACCCAAATCTATTGCCGTATCGGAAGACTTGACATACGATACACACGATGCAAGCACTCTATCACCGGTAGAATACAATTGGCCCATTGGATCACGGATTGTTATTTCCTCCGTGGTCTTTATCCATTCATAGCAATACTTTCCAGGCGTAGAAGGTGAAGATTGTGTTGTGTCTCGCCACATTACTTTTGCCGTTGCATAGCCACAAACGGTTGTTAAATCCGTGGTCAATTCAGCAACAACAAGCCTCGGGCATTCGGCCATGATTTGCCATTTGCCCGAAATCTGCACGGCCAAAACGACTTCCCCTGTTTTGAGCGGTGGCGCAATGATTGCTTCGCCGTCCCCGTCCCGCATGGCTTGCGGGTAATACAAGGTTTCTTCTTCGGGTTTGTCAACACTTTCAAACTTTTCATCTGTTTTGTCCCATTTAACGTATTTGCCCGTACAAGTAAATTCTTTGTCTTCGTTGGTCAAATTACGTTTCAAATCCGAAGTTAAACAAAAGATTGCAACTTCATTTCCAGCACTCGGGCCGGAAATAAAATATCCAGCATTGTTGGACCTTACTTCAATCCCGTTTTGTCCTCGGATATTTCCAAGACGTTTTATTTCATCCCGAAGCTTATTCAACATTCTTGTTAATGAATGGTCTTCGGATTGCTTTGGGTATATTTGTCTTCCTTCCATATTACCCCGTGAAAAGATCAGTAAATGTTGTTGATTCGTAAATAGGTGGGACCGTGGCAACCCATGCGCCCGCTCCCCCGCCCCCAACATATCCGCCGCTTGTTGCTGGACGCCAAAGCTTATTCCATCCATCGGGACGAATCATAAACTTCAAATCCCTTGAAGCGAAATCGAATCCTTCGGAAGTTTTCTTTTGCTCCCCGCTTGCCGTTAGAAACAAAACGGTTTCCGCTCCAAACGTATCATCATTGGGTATTTTGAAATTGGCGGAATTGATCTTGCCAGCTTTTGAAGCGCAAGTTGACGTTTTGAGTTTCAACATTCTTCCGCATTTCAAATTGACTTCGATTGCTGGTATCCATTTTTGTAATGCAATGTCTTCATCGGTCAACGGCTCATTGTTATCGGCCCATTTGAAATCGCCGTTGGGGATCGTTACACCTTCTGCCGAAACCGAAACGGAAACCGTAAACAAGTCAACGGGATCGGCCGGGTTTTGCTCTTGGTCTTCCGGCTTTGGTGTTTCGTATGAAACGTCAAGGAAGACGTAACCGGGGCTTCCAAACACTTCCCCGACCGATTTAATTTTCACGTCTTTTACCGTTAGATTCCAACTGTATGGGTATGAAGCCGGGGGCGTCCAAAGCCCAAGCATTGAATAACCGCCAATCAATGCGTTGGCAACCGTGTATCGTTCGGCCGATAAGCATTTATAACGTACCGTTGCCGTGCAAGATTCTCGGGATAAGCTTTCGTCCAATATGTTTACGATTTCCAAAGCCATTTAATTTAATCCTCCAAAGACAATCCCTCTTGATCTGCAATCTTGGCTAAGTGAACATTCATTTTCTTTTGTTCGTTTAATTGATCCTTTGCCAGCTTTTCGGCTTTGGTTTCCGCCGATTTCAATACGGCCGATTGCATAGTTTTCCAAACTTCGGCCGGGCTTGAAAATGTCCCAACGTTGCTTTTCTCTTTCTTCTGCTTTTCATCAACTCTTTCTTGCCCGGCATCCGTCAAACCAACGTTAATGTTGGCCAATTCCTTTTGTGTCTTTTCCGCTTGCTTGGGCATTTCTGCCAACGTACTTCCCCAAGCTTCCTTCTTTTTATCCAAGTCTTTTTGGTAATTTGCCATATCTTCTTTGGCAACCTTGGTCAACGTCCCTTCTTCCCATTTCTTGTATTCGGGCAATGTTTTGGTCTTTGCCGTGAATCCTTCGGTAATGCCAACAAAGCCCTTTTCAAATCCTTTTTTGCCGCCCGACTTGATCCAATCCCATATTCCAGTAAAGACCCGCTTGGTATTTTCAAAGAGGTTTGAAAAGACGGTCCCAACGAAGTTGACGCCATCGCTGAAAAGATTGCCAAGGTTATCCCACAACCAAGACCCGAGGGAAACCAAATTGGAAAAAGCATAAGACCCGGCATCAAGCATTGAACCGAAACCGACCATTACGGCCGCTCCCATGATTTTTCCTCGGGTTCCCAAAGTCATAAAAAAGAAGATCGTATCGGAAATCCAAGACCCGATTGCCTTAAAAACGTCCCCCATAAAACTACCCATTGAACCAACCGCTTCCCCGGCCCCTGAAAACATGGATTCCGAAGTTGACCCAAATTGCATGGTTGCTTGGATCAAATTGTTGATCCATTGCATTAGGGGAGTAAGACCCGAGGAAATCAAACCGCCCAACGACTTCAACAAATCCATTGTTGTATTTTTCAGTTGCTCAAAACTGCCCGCCGTGGTCCCGGTTGCGTCAAATTGCTCTTGCATTCCTTGCGCCGCTTTTTCGTTTATGATCCTTAGTCTTTCGTTTGCATCCGTTACCCCGTTCAACTCGGGTATTTGCTTTTGCAAGCGGGAAGGTATGCCCGACATTTCTTTTGAAACCATTGACATTGCATCTTTCAAATCAATGCCGTATGCGCCCGCCAATCCAACGGCCGCTTTTGCAGCTTCCGAAGCTTCCTTGCCGGTCAAACCCATTTGAACCCCGACCTTCATTGCTGCAATAACTTCATCATCATCAATGGTTGTGCATTGCTTGACGGCTTCGGCCAACTTCTTCATTGATTCCAAGTTTGAATCAACTTCTTGACCGGTTGCTTTCAATGCCGAAGCCAAACCCCGTTCGGCTTTTTCCGCTTCGGCAAATTCCTTGACCGCAAGGGCAATGGTTGCGCCGATCCCGGCAACAAGACCCAAAGCGGCAAAGCCGCTGCCCATGATTCCGCCAGCTTCCTTTGCAAAGCCGCTTACCATGCCCTTTGCTCTGGCAAGACCGCCCTTCAAAGGGTTTAATTTTGTTCCAACTTCAACGAATACTTCCGCTAGATTTCCGAATCCCATGCAATATGTATCCCCGCTGCAAATGAAAAAGCCCGCCCGGCAAGCCGGGCGGGCAATTTATCTTTTCACCAATCCCAACGATTGCAAATAATCGTCGGTCAATTCAATTTCAACGTCTTCTTCTTCATCGCCTAACAATGCAAGGAATTGTTCAAAGGTCATATCGTCGCATTGCTGGGGAGTAATTCCGCATTCGCTTGCCCGCCGATAGAATTCGTGATAGTCGATTCCGTTTCGGGTTTGGCTTCCGTTTCGTTTTTTTTAGATTGTGTCATTAACCCCGATACGATCATCAACCGTTTATACACGTCCAAAATAATATGGGGCGTCAAAACCTCTTCAACTTGGTCAAGGGTCATTGCTGGATATGTATGCTTCAACGACAAATAGACCAATTGGGTTATTCCTTCAACGGTCTTTTCCAACGTGGTAACGGCTTCCGATCCTTCATTTAGATCAAGGTTGTTGCATTCTTGAAGAATGCGGTTGGATTCGGATTCAAACGTTGGGCCGGGCAATTGGTCTTTCAACTCTTGAAACAACGTCCAACGTCTATAACGTACCCAACGGACAAATCTTTTATTGTCCCCGAGGGTCAACGGGGACAATACATACGTTTTGTTATCCGATCCCGTAAAAACATTTTCCATTCTTCCTCCATTTCATTAAGCAAAAGTAATTGCGCCCGAAGACTTGAAATCACAAGTAATTGACACAACTCCCGATTCACCCTTTTTAATTGCCAGCTTGGAAACCATTGCAGAGAATGACAAAGACTTTGCGCCAATGTTTGCCACAACGGCCGCAAGGGCGGTTGGAGTGAATGGGGCCGGGTAATCGGACCCGCTTGCTTTGCTTGTGTCCCAAGCGGCTTCAATGGACCCTTCGGCCCATACTTTGCCGCCCGGTATTTGCTCGGGGTGTGCCAATGCGTCCCCGGTCATTTTGGTATATTCAATTTCTTCTTTGCTTAGGGTAATATCACCCGAAGAAATTTCGTAATCTACCCCGCCGATTGTGATTGTTCCGCTTGTGATTGCGGGCAATTTTGTAGTTGCCATAAATACCTCTCAATTAAATTGAATTGACTACAACGTATCTAGTGAGGCATTCATGATTTTTGACTTGCTGCTAGGTCATTTAGTGATAACCCGAAGCGTTGCATTTGGTGGATTATTCGGGCAATCCTTTTTTCTTTCGATAAGATTTCTCCACCATTCGCACGATTAGCCCTTGCCGTATTCTCGGACAGTGAAATTATCTGAATGTTTCCGAATTCGTAATGCCCCTTTGGGTCGATTCGGTCAACTGAAGGTCGCTCGTTTGGGTGTAGTGCAAGGAATGCAATGATTTCTTGTTCCGCCCATGCAATGTATTGGTCCCTCGTACATTTAATTTCAACATGCAAGTAGTTGGGGTGCTTGCCCGCCCGGTGTGTGATTCCATTCCACTGTCTACGGGCAAGACCTTTGGGCGTCTTGTAATATGCTTGTCCCCATGTCTTATTCTTTTGTCTTCCATCCGGTGTTTGTTTGTACGCTTGCGCATACTGCTTCACGCACTCTTTGCAGTAATAATGATGTCCGTCCGGTCGGGAGTTGTTAAGCCCGAAATGTTCAATGGGTAATTCTCGATTGCAGCGATTACAATGCTTAGTTGACATAAATACCTCTCTTTGTTGTAGGTATTTATGTCAATTGCAATTATTTTTGAAGCATGTAAGCCAAATTGAGAATTCCCCGGTAACAATCGGTAAGATTCTGGATTAAACGATCATCAATTGTCGGGGGTCCAAGACATTCACGGCCGGTCGTTGTCAACGTGGTTGGCATATATGCGGCTTCCAATGCGTCAAGGATTGCAACGCATTCAGCCCTAGTATCGGTAAAGATTTGAAATTGAATCGTTTGCGTATCGACTTCGTAAGATTGATTGTGTCCCCTAACTTCAACGTCAAAGGTTGATTCCGTAACGATCCCATACGGTCTAATTCGATTATCCCAATCAGAATCGGCCGCAAGACCTCCGGTAAGCAATGCCCGAAGCGGGGCCGCTTCGGAAGCCGTATCACAAAGATCAACAATCGCTTCAATCAATTCCATTACACTTCCTCACTAATATCAATCCGAAATATCTTCCCCAACGTGCAAAGGTCTTGCTTGCCAATGACTCGGAAATTATGCCCGCCGAAAATCAACCGATCCTTGGTTGAAATTGCTTCGTATGCTTCTTGGTTACATAAGAAACAAACCGCTTTGATTTTTTCGCCCCGCTGCATATACTCCGTTACTAATTCGCTTGTTGCCTCTTGCCAATTGCAAGCAACGTCTTCGTTGGTCAACGTGTATGTTGCAACTTTTTCCCCAGCTTGCTTGACGAAAGTTGCTTGGTAATGGTCGATTCTATGCCGCATTAAACTTTGTGGTTGTCTCATTTATATTTGCCGATCCTTATAATACGCCAATACCCTTTGATCCGAAGCGGGAAGCTTGCTTGCATCTTCCAACGAATAAGAATAAGACCCCAACGTTTCGCTTTTAATCCTGCCCTCGGGGCCGTTAAATGCCGAAGTGACCAAACTGGCAACAACTTGTTTAATTGGTTCGGGTGGATCGGACCAACCGCCCGTATAAATTGCCCGTACCTTCGATCCCCGAATGAAGCCCCTTAGAAATCCGGCTTGGGGTTCAAGAGAATAAGACGTGTCGTAAGAAATACCACGGTCAAAAGCAATTCCGGCCGTTGGGCCATAAATCATATTGGCAAAAGTCCCCGTGTAATCTTCCCATGCCGACAAGTTGCCCCCGCCCTTTGCGTTGCCGACTTGCATTGCAATTAAATCCGTTGAAGGGTAATCGGTCTTGCCGCTGGTAATGCTCATTGACCAACCGTTTCCCAATGCGGCAACGGCGGTTGCTAGTTGTCCCAAGGTCGGGTAATCGGAATATGCCAACGTTGCTTTGACTTTCACCCCGGCCGCATAGTGGATAAGTTGCAAACCGCTTTCGGTTGTGGAATAGTTGGCAATTGGAATGCTGCCCGAGGTATTGGCAATCGTTGCCCAATCCAACGAAATTGCGCAAAGCCGACTAATTGCAGAAATCGGCGGGTTTGCCAGTAATACCGATCCGTCTTGCAAGACGGTAAAAACCTTATCGTATTCGGCTTCCTTGAAATGTCGATTGCAAACACGTTCAACAAATTCAACGGCCGAAGCAATCAAGAGGTTGACGGCTTGCCGGTCGGTATCGGTCGAAATACTTAGATTCCGAAAATAAGAAGATGTATAATCCAATCCCCAACAACTCATTATTTATCCCCCTTGTATCCCGCCAAATGTCTTTGTTTGTCGCCCCATGTTTGTTGACCTCGGGAAGCGGTAATATCAATCAAGTATTCTTGCCCGCATTCGAGATTAGCAACGGCCGCAATTGAAAGCGTCCCGTAATAATCCCCGTCTTCCAAATGGGAAAAATCGAAATGGTCAATTGCGGTCCCGTCCAATTCTTTCAACCAACCAACAATTGCAGCGTCTTCAACGTATGCTTCGGTAATTGAATCCCGCAACCCATTGACCCTAAAAACAGTATCACAATTGATGTATATCATTTGGTCCCCTTGGTTGTGGGAATCACAACTTTCTTTTTATATTCGATCATATTGGTATTTATCCATGCGCAAAAGAAAAGCCCAACCGGCAAAGCCGGTTGGGCTTAATTTCATTTCATTCAAAGGAAAACATTAAGACCCAGAATCATCCAATTGGACGAATGGGCTTACTGTATCGGTTCCATTTTGTAGATAAATCGGGGCCGTTAATTGCGGCTTGCCGTCCAATCTGACTTTGACCCGATACGTTGTTAGATCGGAAGTGAAAGCAAAGTCGGGGCTTGCATCAACCGTAACGTCCTTGTTCAATCCAAGGATATAGTAACGCATATCGGCCAATACTACGTCCCCGGCATTACCCAACGCTGGCATACTTTCGCATGGAACAATTGGAATACCGGCAAAGCGAAGATCGAAGCCGCCGTTGACGCCATTTTGCACCCAAACCAAATGATTGGCGTTGCCGAGTAGCGGCAGTTGGGCCAATGCAACTGGATTGATAAAATAAGCGGCTTTGCTCATGCTTTGTGGTGCAAGACGGGACCACAATTTGGCCATATCAAGCAAGGTAATCTTGCCCGTCGTTTCTCTTGCAACCTTGATTGTTGCGCCGTGGTCGATAATGCCCGTTAGATCGTCGGCCGAAGCGTCCCCGTTGAAAATTCGATGGTCAACCCATGAAACAACCGCTTTGCGGAAGCTATCGGTTACGATATTTTCAACACTAATTGGGCTATTGTCGATCAATTCCGAAGACACTTGGGTATAAGCCAAGAGCTTCTTTGCCGTCAAAGCAAGTTGCTTGAATGCTGGCAATGTCGGATTGGCCGGGGCCGATCCTTCGCTAACGACGCCAATGCTTACACCGGCAACGAATGCCGAAGACCCATTGGACGGTGAAACTGTTTGGTCTAAGGTCGGAACGTACAACTTATCGGTTTGCATCGGAATAACTCTTACCCGATCCGGGTAAGCTGCCCCGCCGAAACCTTCAACGCTTAGCAATTCGGTTGCCCATTCCTCGGGAACAAGGAAACCGCCCGCCGTATCTCCCCCTTGGGTCATTGCGGTTTTTGCTGCATACTTGTTGACAAGCGTATTGTATGCCGCTTCTTTCTTCCGATTGTCTTTGCTTCCGGTCTTACCGACCAAAGCAAGGAATTCGCCCAAGGATTTATCATCGGTCTTGGGGGCCGCTGGCATCTTGATATTGATTGAATTGATTGACTTGCTTACATTTTCAACAACGTCATTCAATTTGGTTTCAAGGGCTTTGGAAAACTTATCAAAAGCTTTGCCCTCGGGATTTTCAACAACTTCGCAAAGCCCAGCAACTTCCCATTTGTCGGCGGTTGCTTCATCAATTTCATATTGCTCGCCCTTGGCATATTCGCCAACGGTTTCGAGCATGGTTACAACTACTGTATTCATTTTCTACCTCACTAAAAAGAGTGTTATTGTTTTGAGGTAGTTGGCTTTCCGTTGCTTTAAGAATCGCCCGCAATCGCATTCGTTGCGGGTCGGGTAAGCAACTAAGCAATCAACCCAATAAAATATCTATGCGGGTCGAATAAAAAAACTTCGACCGGGGAAGAATGGAAGACCCCGACCGAAGCCCAATTGATTTCAATTGTATAAGTATGTAGGGTTGCACAAAAGAAAAGCCCCGTTGCAATTGCAACGGGGCTTTTCCCATTTAGAAAGGTTAGTTGCCGGGGGACTAAGCCCGGCCCTTCAATCTATGTATAATTTCTTCCGTTGTTATTTGCGATAAGACCCGCTGCATAATATCCGCTTCTTTTTCTTTCCACGGTCGGGCAAACTTGGGCATTGGAATTTCTTGTTTTGTTTCCACAACCGGGGCCGGGTCAACCCATTTCCAGCAATCGGGCTTGGGCAACCATGCTTTGCCCAATAGTTGCAAGGTATCGGCCGATACACTTTTAACCGCCAACGTCATTGCTTCGGGATTACTGGGAATGGATACAACGGAGTATTCCAGCAATTCACCTTTACGAATGACATTGCGGCAACCCTTCCATTCTGGATTGTCTTGCAATTCCAGTTGGGACGGCGGGCCGTCTTCATCAATACGGAAGCCGATTGAATGGGCATTTAGAATGCCGTCTTTCAACAATGTAAAAATATCTTTGGCAAAGTCGGTTTCACCCAATCGGTATTTGGCAAGGATTCTTTTTCCGTCCGATTTAATCCAAAGGGTCTTGGCAATGGGCAAGCCGGGATCGTGGTTGAACAATACAATTGGATTCTTGCGGTAATTGTCCAAGCCCATGCCCTTGGGCAATACAATTTCTGAATCTCTGTCAACTGCCGTTGAACTAACAATCGCAACAACTTCCCGTTTTGCTTCGTTGGTAACGTCAATTTGCGCTGGTAATGATTTGATCTTCATACGATTATTTATCCTTGCTTTATCTTTTTGCCAAGTATGCGGACAATGTTGCTTTGATTGGCTTCCAAGGTTGGTTGCAAAAAGGGTCTTTCTTCCATGTTGTTGGTCCCTTTTTCAAGGTAACGTCCATAAATCTTGTTGGTCCCAACTCGGCCGATCAATGCTTTATCATCAACTTCCCATGCAATCGACCTTCGCAACTCCCCCGTTTCCAAATGTGGATATTCTCCGGGGTCCGAAGGGGGCGGGGATTTGGTCCCAAGTTGTTTCTTTACTTCATTGGTCAAAAAGATTGACGCCCGCTTCAATCGTTGGGCTTCTTCCTTTTCCAGCTTTTCGAGAAACTCCCCGCCAAACCATTTGTAACTCATTCACCCTCCGTTGTGTCCAAGATACATTCAATTGCGCATTCGCAATTGGGATGGATCGGTACAAATCTATCTGCATATTCTTCCGGGGTTCCGGGGGAATCGTCTTTGTAAAAATTATCATCAAGACCTATCGGCCCTTGGTTGTAAACTTCAACGCATAACGGGCAAGCTTCCGAAGACAAGAGCAAACCGAATCCAGTTACAACCCCGCTATCCTTTGCGCTTTCCCGCTGCCCTTCATGGTGCGCCCGGCTTGCCTCGGTTTGGCTTATTCGTTCCGCCCGGCTTTGTTCGCATTCGTCGAAAATATCTTCAACCCGTTTGGTCAAGTCGGTCATACGATCCCCAGCCCCAAGCCCTTCCCCCAAGGATTGTCTAAGGGTTTCGATTGCATCATTGATCTTCAACGAAGTTGTCTTGTTGGTTTCCTCACAAAAATGCAATGCAAGCTTTTCCGCTTTCTTTTTTAGATTGGGATTGGTAACGTTGAAGACCTCGGGGGAAACTCCCGCCCGTGCAACCAATTCGGCCGATTGCTCTTTGTAATTCTTTTCAAGGTACATTTCGATTATGGGTTGTACCTTTTCGTATAATTCCCGATCCCAATCGGCAAGGTCAACAAATTCGCTTGGCAAGTCGGCTTTGATCCCAACCGCTTTGGCGGATTCATACGATTTGGTTAAGCTGGCAACAATATGTTTACGTTGATCCTTGAAAAATTCCTTTAAGACTTCGGCCAATTCCTTACCTTCGGGAAGCTTCTTCCCATGCCCCTTGGGCTTGTTGCTCTTGGTTTCGACACAATGCCCGCATTGGCATTTGGGGGCCGCTGGGGGCAATGCCGGGGCCGCTTGGACCTCCAAAGCGTTGACCAATGCGGCAACCTGCGATTGATCCATCAACGGGAAAGACATTTGCAAAGCAATTCTTGCCGCTTCCTTCGGCATTTGTCCCGAGGTTACAAGCTGGCATATTTGCAACATGCTGGCAACTTGCGCCCCATTCAATGCCGAAGCTTGTAAATCCCCTTGGGAAGCCGCTTCGGCCGGGGTTGTGTCTATTGGTGGATCGTTTGCCGGGGCCGTTGTATCGGTCGTTGGGGCCGCTTCCGTGGTCGTTGGTATTGCCAATGCCGCCCCTTGCGGTATTGCCAATTGTTCCCCGTCCGGTCTTGGTTCAAATCCACGTTCCAACCTTACTTCGTTTCTTGTTTTTACACCACAATTGACCAATTGCACGTCTTCGGCCAATTTCATTTCCCGATTGGTCGGGCTTGCATCATCAAAAGCTAAGAAAAGAATTCCGCTTGGATCAAACATTGGGATTAAATAACGATTCAATACGCTTTGGTTTCTTCTTAGTCTGGGTACAATTGCATCTTCAACGTGTCGTTGCCTTAATGTAACGTCAACGTTGTATTGTGAAGAAGAAGATTCATCAATTAAGCCGTATGGGACGCCATACGCATTACAGATTGCCAAGCGGCTTGTATCGTGTATGGCAAGCCAACTCAAATCCCGAGGGCTAAACGTCAAAGGGGTAAAACTTGCATCTTCATCCAATACGATTACCCCGCCGTTTCCGGCCCTTCTAAACTTTTGCGAAAAGCGTTGTTCCCAACGGGAAGCTTCATCGGCCCCAATCCCGTCTTTTGCTGCCAAGATTCCGGCCGGTCTTCCTTCGTTATCCAGAATAGCGGCCGTTGTACTTGCCAATTTGTCTTCAATGTTGATGGATTCAAAGACCGCCCGTAATGGTGAAAAGCCGTCAAGCCAAGGATTGCTTGGATTGGGCAATAAGAATGGTATGATTTCTTCGGGCTTGTATTCAATGTCCCCGTAAACGTATCCAGTAATGTTACCAATGGAATCCGTATTAGTATTGACGTGTTGCGGGCATAATAAAAATATGCTTACTGGGGTTCCAATTTGATTCTTTGCAATGTACCAATATGCGGCCCCGCAAATTTCTTGGAATAGTTGGGTAAATTCCAGCAATCCAACAAGATCGGCCCATTGATTGGGACAATTCAACACGTTCAACAAGGGATGGTCAACGATTTCTTCGATCCGCTCATTGTTTGTAAGCTTGATCCGCTGGTATGGATTGCTTGCAACGTGTTTTTGTTCGCTATATGTCAACGACTTGATCGGCCAACGGCTTTTTTGCCCCGGCTTTGTGCGCCGATACAATCTTAAATCCGTTTTGACAACCGCTTGGGCATTCAAATTTGCGCAAGCATAAGCGGTTGATTTGTATTCTTTGACTAAACTTGATCGGGACGGGTTGCGTTGCTTGCCCCAAGCGTCATACGATCCATTATTGCCGCCGAAGAAGCGGTTTAAGTCGATTGATTTTTCTATTGGCTTTCCCCATTGATCCAAAATCTTAGTTTCGTCGGCTTGTCGCATTACTTTTCCTCACTAGATAACTGCAATTATCTATTCAGTTACACCTAATAACCGCTTGCGGTCCAACCCGGCAATGAGGTAACGCAATGCGTCCATGCAATGTGAATGCTCGTCAACCGGTATGTCTCCGTATGTTGTTTCTTCATGGTCGGGGTAACGATACATTTCAGATTCATTCAAAAGACTCGGGCAACTGCCCTTAATTATTTTCAATCTTCCTGATTTGATTCGTGATTGAACAAGGTTTATACCACGTTCAATGGACCCGCTTCCCTTCTTGCACGGTTTGCAGTAAAGCCCCATTCTTCTAAGGTCTTTAATTGAATCCGGTCGGGAATTATCTGCCCAATATGAATAATCCTTGGGCAAATGCGGAAAATGTTGGTCAAGTGTCTTCCCTCTTTCATACCGTTCAAAGGTCAACCAAAGACAATCATCTTGATCTAATACCCCGGCCAAAGCTGCAAACGGGTCGTTGTATCCAAAGTCGATTCCGCCAACCAATCTTCCTTGCGGCATGGTTGCCGGGGCATCAACAACACAATTCGCCAACTCGGGATATACAAGACCCGCTGCCCGCTGGAATATCCCTTGGTAAAGCATGGCGAAAGTATGCGGGGAACAAGTTGCTTTTGCCCGTTCATACTCTTCAACTGGATACGTTGGATTTAGAATGCTGGAAAATTGCCGAACAAAATAATTTTGGTCCCCAGCTTTCCAGCGTCCATAAAAATCATTGAATAACCAATTGTGCGCATACGGGGTTGTTGTGACCAAGACCCGGCCCCGAAGATAACCGACCCTTTGCAATACGGTTGTCCAAGCGTCTTTGCTGCAAAGCCCCCCTTCATCAATCCAAGCTGCATTGGCAACACAACCTTGCATACTCCGGGGGTCTTCTGCGCTTCTTAGAAATATCTTTGCCCCGCATGGCAAGACGTATTCAGAATCGGCAACTTTATATTCCCCTTCAAGGTCGGTATCTTCAACCGTTTGCCGCCATGCTGGCAACGTTGCGCTTCTTAAAACCTTGAAGGTTGGCGTTACCAAAAGATATTTGCCAAGCGGCTTCTTCTTGATTTCATTCATCAACCATAATGCACCCAATGCGGTTTTGCCGCCCCCGCTGCCCGCAATTGCCGCAAGGTATCGGGCATCGGAATTAAGAATATCGAATTGCCCTTGATGTAATGGGAAGTATTTTGTTTTAATCCCATTGACCGTAATTAAATCGCCCCAACTATTCATATTTCTCCAAGGTTATCATTGGGGGCAAATGCTCGGGCGTCATTAGCTCAATTCTTACAACGGCTTTTTCGGTCTTGCTTTCCGGTTTATCCGCAACTTCCCTTGGTAAGTATTGTTGGAAATCTTTAACGACCTTCAAAGCATCGGTCTTGAATGCCACAACCAATTGACTTTCAAATTCTTTCTTGCCGCATTTGTTCCATACGTCAAGATAAGAAGAAACAATGCCGTCTTTCAATTGTCTTCCGCCGCCCGCTTGCTTGTTGGCGTAAGTATCGGGGATCGTGGTCAATGCCCTTTCCACGTCCCAACCTTTTCTAAGCCGATCTTCTAGGGTTCCAACTGCAATACCCGTTTCGATTGCCCACTCTCTGATAGATTGTTGTTTTCCGTTCCATTCAATTTGTCTTGCCATACCTTAGTTATGCGTTGACCAATGCTTTTGCACGAAAAGCCGGGGCCGCTTTGACCTTGCCAGCAAAGACCGGGAAAGAAACGACCCGGCCAAAGAATACCGGCATTGCTTCGGCATCGGCAACCAACGGATTGATTGGCGGGGTTGTGAATCGAAGTAAACCCGATCCAATGTAATCGTAAGAAGCTTGGGTTGTTGCCGATCCGTTGAAGGTTAGTTGACCGCTGCCCGCTTCAAACCACGTTGACAACGTTGCATTTCCAGCAAATGCAATTGCGCCCGATCCATTGCAAACGTATCCGTATTGAAGATCGGCTTGACCATTCCAAACGTATCCTTCCAAGTCATTGGTTGGCAATGTTGCCCAATTTTCCGTACCTTCTTCAATCCAATCGCTTATTATTATGTCGGTATACCCTTGGTTTCCAGTACCCTCGGCAACGAAATTGTAATTTGCTTTGATCTTCCCGACCCCGTTGAATCCAATTGCGCCCGATCCCGTGTATTGCTTGTTGGGTGTTGCAATCGAAGACCCGGCAAAAGTAATTCCACCGCTGCCCGAGGTTGTATAAGTTGCTTGGGTTGTTGCCAATCCATTGAAGATGATTTGGCCGGTTGCCGTGTACGAATCATTGAAGGTCGTTGTTGCTTGACCACGCAATACCAACGCTTCCGATCTATCGGTTGACAACTCGGACCAATAATCAACCGAAGATGAAACCATTTCATCTAAAGTTATTGAAGTCCAACCATCATGGTTGCTATCCGATACGAAATTGTAATTTGCTTTGATCTTTGTTGCATTGCCAGCAAATGCAATTTGACCGCTGCCCGTGTAAGGTTTGTTGCTGGTCGTTATTGAAGACCCGGCAAAAGTAATTCGACCGCTGCCCGAGGTTGTATAAGTTGCTTGGGTCGTTGTTGCCAATCCATTGAAGATAATTTGTCCGCTGCCCGTGTAATGCTGATTGAAAGTTTCAACCCCGGCCCCGGCAAAGATCAAGACCAAATCGCAAACGAAGACGTATCCAGCTTGCAACCTTGCGGCCCCAGCAAACGAAGTTGACCCGCTGCCCGTAAACTGGTAAGCCAATGCACAACTTCCCGCAAAGGTAATTTGTCCCGATCCGATTATTGCAAAAGAAGCGGCCGTTGTTGCGGTCCCGCCAAATCGAATTTGTCCGAAACCCGCATCGGCCAAATACGTTGCACCTTGCGTTGACTCACCTTCAAAAAGAATTGTATAAACTGGCATAACCTATTTAGTACAACACCAAAAGAAAAGCCCTTGGGCGCAATGCGCCCAAGGGCTTCAATAAAGTTAATTGATTATTTAGTCGGCCGTCCAATTCAAAGTAACGGTTACACTTCCGCCCCCGCTGGGGATCGTAAATACGGAAGGGAATTTTTCCGCAAACAATACGCTTGTCCCTGCGCTATTGGTTACATAGTAACCGTAACAATTTGCCGCCGAAGACATTGTAAATGTTTGGGCCGCATAGCTTGCGGTTGTCACGTTGGCAACCGTTGCAATTGTCCAACTTGCCCCGGTTAGTGTTTTTGCAGCGTAACCGGTTGCCGTGCATTCCGTGAAATTGCCAACAACGGTCCCTTCAACGGGTGTATAATCATTTGTAAAAAGCTTTAACTTCAAATCCCCTTGGGCAGTCTTGTTGACGATCAAGCCCAACGCCAAAACTTCCCCTTGGTCAGAAACTACGATTGACATTTTATTTCCTCTTTGCAAAAAGGTCTTTGCAGTATTTAGGGGTTGTCGATATTTTTTTCAATCCATTCGCATAATTCGGTTAGATCGTCCCCGTATGGACAAACGTTGTAATTGGCTTTGAACCAAGTTTCTTGGATTGATTGACAATCGTTGGGGACAAAATGCGTTACATTTTCGGCCGGGTCGAAACAAAGGGCCGGTTCATTATTCCACCAAAAAATATATGTTGGCGTATCCGTTGCCGCTGCCAAATGCTCGGGGCCGCTGTCGATCCCAAAGAAAAGGTTTGCCCTTTGGATCAATGCCGTAATCGTTCCCCCGTCCCCCTCCCTTTGTCCGTCCCATAACCACGGATGCAAGCGACTTGGATTGGCAATGCCGGGGTCCAACTTGACCAACTTGTTGTTTGGGTTCCATTCCAACAAGACCGGAACAAGCCCAAGCTTCTTAATTGCTTTTACCAATTGCAATGCTTCGTAATCGGTCAAGTCTTTATCTTGCGGGCTTGATGTTCCCTTGTAATGGATCAAACCGAAGGGTTGGGAATCAAGGTATTCAACTTGGTAACGTTCCGCTTTCTTCGTTGCTTCTTCGCTGGGGTGTATTTCGTATTTCCACAATTCGGGGATCGGCCCAAGGTTGAAGACCTCTTGCAAACATAATGCGGGCTTGGTACTTGGGCCGGGATAAATATACTCGGGCCGGGGCCAAGCAAGCTTGATCGTCTTGTTGTATTGGTCCCTATAATCAAAAGGCATTTGCATTGCATGCGCATTGCAAATGCCATTAAATACGGAATGAATGCCCGGCCATGCTTCAACGCCAATTTCCCAATCTGGGTATGCTTGTTGTAAATGCCGTATGACAATTACCAATTGCATTGCGTCCCCCATGCCATGCCGGAAATGTATCAAGACTTTTTCTTTATTCATTTTCTAATTGGCGTATCCAATGCCCGTTGCAATTCCCAATCATGATTCAACCGCCAACGAATCGTATTGTATGCCAATCCAGCTTCCCGGCAATAAATGAAAAGGGGCTTGCCATTGACCAACCATTCCGATTTGTATTTGATTGCTTTGGGCCGGTTTGCTGCTTCATACGGTTGCCAGTTGCGACGTATTCGATTTGCAATCATATAATAAGAAACGTTGTTGTCTTTAGAATAACGATACAAAGAAGTCTCTTGCTTGTCCGTTACGATCATTCTTCCATTCATTCGATATGCTGCTTTGTCTTCCATATTGTTATTTAGTAATTGAAAAAGAAAAGCCCTCGGGTGCAATGCACCCGAGGGCTACTTAGGTCAACGGTACACAACTATACCTAGCAGTTGCCGTACACTGGATAGCTTTGCCTTTGCGAAACTAAACGACACTATACCTAGCCTTTGCATTACGTGTCTTAACTATGCCTTCGCACATCCTTGCATCACTATGCCCTTACCTTGACTCGAATGGCTATACATAGCCCTTGCGGTCATTACAAAACTTCGCCGTAACAACGCTAAACTTTGCCTTTGCAATTCACAACTGTACTTCGCCTTTGCACTTCTAACATAACGTTGCTTTTGCCCTGCGCTGTCTCACCTAGCATAATTATGCTATTACATTGCCGTTGCCAATGCGTCTTGTAAGTCTTCCCTTGTCAACGTATCGCTTAAAATACATTCAATGCCGATCCCCTTTGCTTCTTGCTTATGGGCGTCCGCATGGCAAGACCTACACAACGTAATCAGGTTATACAACTTGTTGGCCCAATGGGGATCATAGAACCAATTGTAATTGATTATATGATGCACGTCCAAGCAATATCCCCATTGTTGCCGTGTAACCCCGCATTGCTGGCAAGTATGATCGTCCCTTGATCTTGCCGCTTTGCGTTGTGATTTCCAGTTGCCGAAGTATTGGAGGGAATAACCGCCCTTCCATGCTGGGGAATTTTCCCCATTTAGATTTGTTGACCTCCATTTCCCGTAACATATATGATTGCAAAATGGGCCGTATGTTGAACGTGTGTTTGCATTATTGAATTCACGTTCAACCGGCTTTCCACAATGGGCGCACGGTCTTGTTATCTTGCGAATCCCTCCCCAGCGTCCAAGACGATAGCATTGATCCGAGCAATAATGGTTATTGCGTTTATGGTCTTTGCCTCTTGATTTGAATGCAAACGATTTGCCGCAATGGTCACAACTTGCCATACGTCTTGACCCCGGAATTCCGCTTGGCATTACATGACCTCCATTTCATAAGAGAATCGGCCGAAACCTCCATTTCTCCAACCTCCAAGACCCCGTAACGATCCGTAAGACAACCATTCATTCAAAACGGATTCATTTATTTTCGGGTCCAATACTTTGATTGTAAATTCCATCGTTGAACCCTCGGGGCAAGTGTCACTTCTTACAAGCGTTACCCGTTCCCCTTGGGGTGTATTTGCTCTAAGGGGTCTTTCCAGCAAATCCATTTTCCCTTTGACCTTGATTGGTATCTTTCTTGGGAATACAAAAACCAATCCGTCAATGACTTTCACAAATGCCGCCAACGATTCGCTTTCCGATCCTTCCGCCCGCCGAAGCATACGGCAAGCATCTTTGAAGAATCCTTTAATTACATAATCGTAAATGATCGGGTTTCCGTCTTGCCGTTTATGAAAGCCGGTCCAACCTCTTTGTTCGCATGATTCAACCGTTGCCAATTCTTCTTTGATTTGATCGTCGGTCAATGCGGCTTTACTGGCAATGAAGCTTTTGTAAATGTCTTTGTCTTTGGGGGTACTCCCCAAGATGCTTTCCGCAAAGGTTAGCTTAACTCTGTAATCCTGCCCAATCAAAGCTTGGGCTTGCTTCTTCTTTGGTCTTCCCATTATTTTCTCCATTCTGTTAGATTTGGAATTTCCTTAAATATAGTAGTGTTGCCGATTCAAAAATTATTTTTGCGCATGAAAAAAGCCCCGCCGAATTTCGGCGGGGCTTGGTTGTTGTGTCCCGATCTTTACTTAAACGGGCAAAATTACAACCCTTGGGATATTACCTTGGGTTGTAACGATCATTGATACCTCAAAGCGGCAACGGAATTTATCCATTGCTGCATTGACCGTTGTAACGCATTCGTTTCCCCGGTCTTGTTTTTCTTGTTCCGTTTCGGCTTGGGCTTCTTCGGCTTGGTCTTGGGCTTCTTCGGCTTGGGCTTGGGCTTGGGCTTCTTCGGCTTGGGCTTCTTCGGTTACTTGTTCCAAGTCTTGCTTGGTTTCTTCGATTTGATTTTCATTTTCCATAATGCGTATCTATGCACCACGGCCGCAAAAATGGGATGATCGTTGAAGACCTCGGGCGCAACTGCAATGGATCGGGATTAACTGCAATGGGATGATCGTTGAAGACCCCGGTTGCAACTGCAATGGATCGGGTATAATGGGCTTGCAGTTGCGGCCGGAATTAACTGCAATGATTGCAGTAAAGTTGGTCTTTCCTGCCCTTTTTTGGCCTATTTGCCGGGGTCCAAAAAAGAATTTTTCGGATTTCTTGGGTTGCCCAAAGCCCTTGGAATCATTAGACTTATGGAAAATGAAGACCCCGATAAAGCCCGAAAATGCTTCAACTCACGCAAAGACTTCTTGACATTTTTTAAGCTATACCCGATAATGACTTACGACAACTGAAATCGAATTGCAGTTATTTGATTGCAGTAAACGACCGGGGGACAAACGGACGCCAATCCGCCCCCGGCCAAAGATCAAGAGTAGCAAAGAATCTTCCATGTCCACCATCTTGAACGATCCCCGATCCATCTTGGTTGCGGATGATTCTTTGCGCACAAAAAACCAACGAGCGGGACGCCAATCCCGCCCGTTGGCGAGTAGCAAAGCAAGCCGGTTAACAAGCCGGTTGCCCGCCGTTTCTATTTTATCCCGTCCCAAGACCTACGCCAATAGGTCAAACCAATTTGGAGTTTCTAAAATGAGTAGCAAAAAGACCGCCCGCAAAGCCCGTATCCGCCGTGAAAAGGGAACCCCTTGGTTCCGGTCGTTTGACGATTCGTGGTACGTTACCCCCGTCAAGGGAGGGAATCCCGTTGCCCTTCGGGATAC